CACATGGATTAGTATTAATCAAAATGTTACAATTGGTATGAGCTACGAAGCCGATGAAGTCTTGCGATGGGCAGGATTTAAGATGCGAGAAGAAGATGAGCTTAAAAAGCGTATGGAAAAATATCCAACTCTTAAACATGCATATGAACAATTTAAAATGGTAGAAATATTAGTACACGAGGAAGAACAAAGTGGCACATGAAATAGACAATTTAACAAGTAAACAAAAAGACTATGCTGTCTTTTTACCTGCACTATCGGGCTTTTATGCAACGTATGTAGGTAAACAAAGGTTTCCAGATGCAAATGGTAATACCTATGTTGAAAGTACACGTGTGCCGAGTAACTTTGAAAATGGTATCGAGGGCTTAAACTGGCTTAATCCAGATGCTGCATACTTTCCCTATCATTGGAGTCTGTATTCAGCAGGTCACGCAGAGTTAGATGTAAACAAACACAGTCCTAAAGAAGATATGGTGCGTAATAGAGATCGTACACGTAGTTTTATCCTAGGTGACTCGGGTGGTTTCCAGATTGGTAAAGGTGTTTGGGAAGGTGATTGGAAGAATCCTAACTGCCCCAAGGCACAAAAGAAACGTGAGCTTGTTCTTACTTGGATGGATGCATACATGGACTATGGTATGTGTTTAGATATCCCAGCATGGGTAGCTCGTAGCCCAGCAGGTGCTAAGGCCACAGGCATTAGTACATACGACGAAGCTGTAGAAGGTACCTACATTAACAATGATTGGTTTATTAACAATCGTACAGGTGCTTGTAAGTTCTTAAACGTACTACAGGGTGAGAATCACGCAGATGCAGACGATTGGTATGATCGTATGAAGAAATACTGTGATCCTCAACAATATCCAGGTCGTCACTTTAATGGTTGGGCTATGGGTGGACAGAACATGTGTGATGTTCACTTAGTCCTAAAACGCTTAGTAGCCATGCGCTACGACAATCTATTACAAGAAGGTATACATGATTGGATGCACTTCTTAGGTACTAGTAAATTAGAGTGGGCTTGTTTGTTAACCGATATCCAACGTGCTATTCGTAAATATGTTAACCCAGCATTTACTATATCATTTGACTGTGCAAGTCCATTCTTAGCAAGTGCTAACGGTCAGATCTACATTCAAACAGAAACAGAAGATCGTGGCAAATGGACTTACCGTATGGTTCCAAGTGTCGACGATAAAAAATATGCTTTAGATACCCGCAAGTTTAGTGATGCTGTCCTACAAGATGGTCGCTTTGCTAATTTTACAGACAGTCCTGTAAGCAATCGTATACAAATTAACGATGTATGTTATTACGCACCCGGCGACCTAAACAAGATCGGCAAAGAAGGACGTACTAGTTGGGATAGCTTTAGTTATGCTATCCAAATGGGTCATAACGTTTGGAGTCACTTAACTGCCGTACAAGAAGCTAATCGTCAATATGATCAAGGGGTAACTCCTAAGATGTTAGTACAAGAAACCTTTGATCGTGTTTACTTTAAAGATATAGTAGACAGTATATTTGCTGCGCCAGATCGTGCAAGTGCAGAAGATATCATTGAAAATCACAGCAAGTTTTGGATGCAGATTATTGGTACACGTGGGGCAACTGGTAAGAAAACTGTTAACTCTAGTACTATGTTTAATAGTTTGTTTGAAACTGACGACGTTGAAGAACATCATATTGACGACAGCGGATTTGATGAAGCTACGTTGGATAACTTAGAAGAAGGTCTAGGAGAGTAATATGAATCGTGATAATTTAGAAGATGAACTAGCAGAGTTAGAACAACTTCATCAAAGACTTGACAAAAACATCGAACGAGGTTATACTAATTATATGGACGATGCAAGTTTAGGTAAAATGAAACAAGAAAAATTAATAGTTAAACGTTCAATTGAAAATATCAGGACACAATTAGGATTATGAAACGCGAATATACCGCAGGTACGCACGAAGCAATAACATTCTTTACAGGTGTAGAAATTGAAAAGACCCCTGCATATGGTATGCGTACATTATTTGTAGTAGGTGTGCAAAATCCACACGATCTAATTGAACTGGCGCAATTTAATGATTGTACTCACATTTACTTTGGTGCTAATCAAAGTTTTCCACAACTAGCCACAGATGATGCCGATGAGTGGCGGCCTTGGGAACGTATGATTGATCAGTGTTTAGATTCGGACTATTGGTGTACATTAGACTTTGATGTTAGTCAAGTACAAGGTGTGCTTGAATGTACGTTTATAGGACACCGTAGATTCATTCCTCAAGTAAGTGTTAAAATTCCATACTTGACACAGCTCGGATATAATGCTACAATTAAGCTAGACGATATAGACTTTGCGGCTACAAACCCAGGAGTATGGTGCCATAGTCTACATTCATTAACCACTAGAGAAACCTTTACTAACTGGGACGAATATAGTAAAGATGAGATTATCAAATGATACAAGCAGAACGTGAACAATTAGATCGCATTAGAGCACAGGCAAATCGTAAGATTTGGGTTACCTTTACTAAGGAAGGTATTCACTGTTATCCAGATGCTGCTGTTAACCCATTACTTAAAACTGGAGATGAATATGATGTATCGTTTCTTGCTAGTCCTCACCGTCACATTTTCCATTTTAGGGTGTCGATCGACGTGTTCCACAACGACAGAGACATCGAATTCATCCAGTTCAAACGCTGGCTTGAGGCCTTGTATGTGGGCGGTACGTTAGAATTAAACTACAAAAGCTGCGAAATGATCGCAGATGATTTATACTTACAAATAGCAGGTCGCTACCCCGGTAGAGATGTGGCTATTGAAGTTTCCGAGGATGGTGAAAACGGGTGCACCATTTCTTATAATCAATCCCGACCTTACCAATCTGTCACTATTTAAGGAGATTTATCGTGGCATCACAACCAGTATGGCTTAAGAAGTATCTTCGTATGAGCCCTGAAGTAACAAAAATTTACAACGACCTAGATGCATGGTTAAACTACTGTCGTTTCCGCATGATCAAGTTTGATGAAGCGGATCTCTACAAAGGTGTAGAGTATCGTGAGTGGCAAGAACGCCGTAAAAAACGCCAACAATGGCAACAACGCAACGGTCAGCCTGGTGGGTATCAAGGTAGGAATCCACGATAATGACTGTATTTCTAGTTGATCTAGAAAGCGTTGAAACTAGGTACACGGGCCAGTGGAAGGCTCATGTACCTAAATTACTCGAGGAACACGGACATGACGTATATGTTATCGCAGGACCACATGATATTCCTGCTGCTACTACCCCTGGCGCTTTTCTTAACTTTGGCGGCACTAACATCTATAAAGCCAATCAAGTCGAGCAAATGGCTAGACTATTTACGGAAGGAAGGGTTAGTAAGGATGACCACTTCATTTTTACTGACGCTTGGCATCCTGGGATTATTAACCTTAAGTATATGTCAGAGCTGTTGGGTATACCCGTCACTATTCACGCCTTGTGGCACGCTGGCAGTTACGACCCACAAGACTTTTTAGGACGGTTAATAGGTGATGCCCCTTGGGTTAGACATGCAGAGAAAAGTTTCTTTCATGCTATAGATCATAACTACTTTGCTACATTCTTCCACTCTGAAATGTTCTTTACGAATTTATTAAAAGATGAATCATTGAACATAGATAAAGAGAAAATTATACGCAGTGGATGGCCTATGGAATATATGCCAGCAACTATTACACCTTATAAGACTAAGAAGCGTGACTTAATCTTATTCCCGCATCGTATTGCACCAGAGAAGCAGGTCGAAATCTTTAAGGATTTGGCAGTTGCACTGCCGCAGTATGAGTGGATTGTTTGTCAAGAACAAAACTTAACTAAAGAAGCCTATCATACCTTATTAGGTGAAGCTAAGTTAGTGTTTAGTGCTAATCTACAAGAAACATTAGGTATTAGTATGTATGAAGGTGCTCTTACTGATGCTATCCCCATGGTTCCAGATCGCTTAAGCTATAAAGAAATGTATGCTGAGATATGGAAGTATCCAAGCGAATGGACTGAAAGTTATAGTAGCTTCTTAAGTCATAAACAAGAACTGTGCAATAAGATTGTGGCGTACATGACTGACTATGATGAATATGCTAAACTTGTGCCACAACAGGCACGTAGTCTACATCATGATTTCTTTTCTGCAACTAAACTATTAGCTAATATTAAATAATGTTTGTTGACGATCTACTCACAGCGGATGTACACTATATCTACAGTCCGTTATCTTTTTTAAATAGTGATTGGAGATGGGACGACGCTAAATTTACTAACTTACCCAAAGACAAATTTATTTTAGTAAATTGCTCCAGTGAGAATTGGGGTCTAGGGGCATTTATTGAAGACTTATATATTAGATTAGATCAACTTGATCTCAATTTTTTAATTTTATCACATTTACCTACAGACCACCTAAGAAAACCAAGATTACTATACTACCCGTACTGGTATCATTACTCTATTGGATTTTTTAACAAAACCTATCAGTCTAACATATCCTCAGATTATAAAAAATATAAAATATCTTGTCTTAACCATGTGCCTAGAGTACATAGAATTTATAATTATTTTCTATTAAAAAATAAGAATTATTTTAACGATTGTATCACTTCTATGTATTCCGACAATGGGACTCTTATTAAACGAGATGATGATTGTTCGATACCACAAGAAGTTTTAACTTGGTGGGATCAGTATAGTAGTAGTTTATTATCTAGTTTAGATCATGGATTTGATAATAATTTAATACACGAAGCGTTTAGTGATTCATATATAAATTTCGTTACCGAAACTACTATAAGTCAAAGACTGTTTATTACGGAAAAAACTTGGAAGCCTATCGCTAGTGGACAATTATTTATAATACTCGGTGCTCCTAATATAATAAATCATCTTAAAGAGCAAGGAGTGGACACATTTGACGATATCATTGATCACAATTACTATGACTATGAGGAAAACTTTGAGGTTAGGTTAACGAAAATACATAATTTATTAGATTCATTATCAATATCGGATCTACAAGCTATTAATAAAAAAACTAAGATGCGTCGATTGCTAAACGCTGAAAATTTTTTTGCAGGAAAATTTAATACAAAATATTTAAAATTAAATGAATACCTTTAACAAGATAGCAGAATTTGAACAAGCATTAGGTGAGCTTACGGGCGCACCTTATGTGGTTATGACTGATTGTTGTACGCATGCACTAGAGTTATGCCTACGTTATGAAAACCCTAGTAATTGTGCGTTTACTGCCTACACTTACCTAAGTGTGCCAATGACCATGCGCAAGTTGGCTATTGAATATAGACTAGTTCCAGAAGAATGGGTTGGCGAATATCAGTTACATGGTACACGTATTTGGGATAGCGCACGTCTGCTACAGTTAGGCATGTATCGCAAAGGTCAAATGCAATGTTTGAGCTTTGGCTATAGCAAACCTTTAGATATTGGGCGCGGTGGTGCTATCTTACTAGATGATGCGCAGGCCTATCAAACATTAATACGTCAACGCAGTGATGGGCGTGATTTAAGTATTAGTCCGTGGCAAGATCAAAAAGTATTTGAAGTAGGATATCACTATCGCCCAACTATAGAAGAAGCTGTACGTGCATTAGAACTACTACCCACAGTAGATCAAGAACCTAAGTACGTTAAATATCCAGATCTACGTGAAATTATTATCAAATAGTTTGACTAAACCTAAATAAACATGTTATACTAATTTATGAACTGCCAATCCACTGGCTTAACATCGGAGACTTTATGTCAAAATACACAGTAAGCGAAGGTATTCGCAACAACTTAAAAGCAAGCAACAAACGATTCTGGGCAGGTGACAACATCTCAGAATACATCACAGAAGAAAACAAAGAACTGTTAATCGACGAAGCAACTGAGGCATTTGAAAGTGTGCTGGATACATTGCTGATTGATAGAGAAAACGATCCCAACAGTCACGGTACAGCCAGACGACTAGCTAAGATGTATTTCAATGAGATCATGGCAGGTCGTTATGAACCTAATCCAGATGCCACAGCATTTCCAAATGACAGTGCAGATCGCTATGAAGGTATGTTAGTAGTGCGTAGCGAACTGCGTAGTATGTGTAGTCATCACCACCAACCAGTTAAAGGTGTAGCATACATTGGTATTATTGCTGCAAGTAAGTTAATCGGACTTAGTAAGTATACACGTATCGCACAGTGGTGTGCTACACGTGGTACACTACAAGAAGAACTATGTAATGATATTACCAGAGAGATTATGAAGGCCACAGGTAGTGATAACGTTGCTGTTTATATTCAGGCCACACACGGTTGTTGTGAAAATCGTGGCATCATGGCACATAGTAGTCTGACACAAACAACTGTTCTTAAGGGTGCGTTTAAGAATGATGCAGATACTAAGAAAGAGTTCTTTGACAACATTAAATTACAACAGGAGTTTGCACCACGATGAGTGATTTAAAACCTACGTGTAAAAATTACTTCTTTGATTGGAGTGATAAGAAATTAGATAAGTTAGAAGAATTGTTTGATGACGAAATCCGTATTCGTGATTGGAACGGTACTGCAATTGGTAAAGAACAAGCCTTAGCATTTAATAAAATTATCTTTGATGCAGTTAAAACCTGCACTGCACTACCGTTATATATGTATCAAGATGGCCTCACAGTGGCATGTAGATTAAATGTTTATATTAACAAAGATAATGCGTTTGAAGTATTAGATTTAATTACATTTAACGAGCAAGGTAAAATTGTTGAAATCTTAGCGTTCAGAGGAAATTAAAATGAAATGGTTTGATAATTGGATTCAACGTTGTTACAATCGTGCTCGTGAGCGTGATCAGCTAATTGAGGTTGATGGTTGGGATGATACCCCAAAGCGCAGTCGTCGAGGTAAGAGTTTTAGCAACCCCGTGCCAAGTACACGCAGAGTAGAACACGACTACGATGACGAAAGTGTTATTACTTTTAAAATCTACGGTGCTAATGGTGGTAAGATTGTAGAGACATCGCGCTACAATGAAAAGCGAGATAATGAAAGCGTTAGACGTTATGTCATTGACGAAAATGCAGACTTAGCTGAAAGTTTAAGCAAAATTGTTACTATGGAATACCTGCGTTGATCCCATTGCCACCCAAAGTTACTATTAACTACGAAGTAACTATTATGGTTGATGAACTAAACGTCGATATACTTAAATGGTACGTTGATCAAGGGCAAAATATATCCTGCAGAATATGGCATGATCATCGAGGACATGCACATGAGGTTTCTGTAGTACAGTACGGGCAAGGTAGGCCGAGTCATAAAACTAACGATGGCAGTAATCAGCATCTACTTAGATTTCGCAAAGAAGATGCAGGTGCCGCATTAATGTTCTTAATGACGTTTAATAAACACGTAACGCAACACAATATGAGAGAGGTGGACAAGTATGTCTATTAGGAAAGAGTATTACACTTATCAACAAATCAATGAAATGGTTAACGATATTTCATTTCAAATGTACAAGGACAACTGGCGTCCAGATTACATTGTAGGATTAACTAGAGGTGGATTAGTGCCAGCTGTGATTATGAGCAATGCATTAGGTATTCCAATGGAAACACTTAAGGTCAGTCTGCGCGACAGCGATAGTGAGTCCGAAAGTAACCTATGGATGGCAGAAGATGCGTTTGGTTATGATTACCCAAATGAAATAGTTGAAACCCACCCTATCTCAATATACGGCGAAGAAGGACAAGGTAAAAACATTCTTATTATCGACGATATTAACGATACTGGTGCTACATTAGATTGGATTAAACAAGATTGGCAAAGTAGTTGCATGCCTAACAGCTCAAAGTGGTTGCAAGTTTGGGGTAATAATGTTAGAATAGCTGTACTAATTGATAATTTATCTAGTGACTTTAGTGGCAAGGTAGACTATTCAGCTAAAGAAATTAATAAAGCAGAAGACGATTCATGGATCGTGTTTCCTTGGGAAAGATAATAATGATTGCCGATAAAACACAAGAAGCATTAATTATTTTACAAGAAGAATGTGCCGAAGTTATACAAGCAGTTAGCAAGTGCCATCGTTTTGGTCTGGACAATGCACATAAGTCTGGAGCCTCACAGCGAGCTAACTTAGAAATGGAAGTAGGCGACATGTTGGCATTAGTGGATATTTTAGTCGAGCAAGGTATTTTAGATCAAGACGGATTAGAACTTGCTATGGATAAAAAGAAAGAAAAATTAAAGATATGGTCAAAATTATATGAAACTTAAAGTCAGTGAAATATTTTATTCAGCACAAGGTGAAGGACGCTTTGTAGGTGTTCCTAGTATATTCTTACGTACATTTGGCTGCAACTTTACCTGTCCAGGATTTGGCATGACTAGAGGTACTGCAAGTACTGAAGCAGACGAAGTTGCTAAAACTGTACAACTGTATAAGACATATGAAGAACTTCCATTAGTCAACACAGGATGTGATAGTTATGCATCATGGCATCCTAAGTTTAAAAGTTTAAGCCCAACCTATGAAACATCTGAAGTAATTAGTAAGATGTTAGCCCTAACGCCAAACAATCGTTGGGCTCAAGACAACGGCAATGATGTACACTTGGTAATTACAGGTGGCGAGCCGTTGCTAGGTTGGCAGAAAGTATTTCCAGAAATGTTAGAAGCAATTGAAATGCGTGACTTAAAAAATCTTACATTTGAAACAAATGGCACTCAAGAGCTACATCCAGACTTTGTAGAATATCTGCAGAATTGGGTAGGTATTCCTAGTATTACACAGCGTGAAGTTACATTTAGCGTTAGTGCTAAACTAAGTCCAAGTGGCGAGAAGTGGGAAGATGCTATTAAACCTGAGATTGTAGTTGGATATCAACAAGCTGGCCGAGTCTATCTTAAGTTTGTAGTTGAAAATCCAGATGACTTTGATGAAGTTGAGGTAGCAGTAGCGGAATACAGACGTGAAGGATTCGAAGGTGTAGTGTATATTATGCCTGTTGGTGGTGTTGTAAGTGTTTACAACGGTAACAAGTTTAACGTAGCAGACGAAGCTATGCGTAGAGGGTATTATTACAGTCCTAGATTGCATGTCGATCTTTGGGGCAATAGTTGGGGGAAATAATGTTTAAAAGATTTATAGCGTGGGTAAAATATTGGCGCGAGACTTTAAGTGATCCAACAAATTGGGATGACAGCAATGATCCGTGTCCGTACAAATGTAACTGTAAAGATAAAAAGGAAAAAAATTGAGTTATTTATTTACAAGTGAAAGTGTCAGTGAAGGACATCCAGATAAAGTAGCAGACGCTATCAGTGATGCTATTTTAGATTTGGTTATGGTACACGAAGACTCGAGTATGCGTGTTGCTTGCGAAACTTTAGTTACTACTAATCGTGTTATTATTGCCGGAGAATATAAGAATGTTGCCTTACACGAAGCGCAAGTTGAAAGTGCCGTACGTCGTACGATTAAGGAAATTGGCTACGAGCAAACAGGGTTTGATTGGCGTACAGTTGAGATCACTAACCTATTACATGGGCAAAGCGCAGACATTGCACTAGGTACAGACACGTTTGGTGCAGGCGACCAAGGACTAATGTTTGGTTATGCTACTAATAAAACACCTAACTATATGCCTGCAACAATTTACTACAGTCACAAGATTGTTCAAGCACTAGCAAAGTTACGTAAAGAAGGTGCTACTTGGTTAGGACCAGATGCTAAATCGCAGGTGACTTTGCAGTTCAATGATGAACATTCAATTAGTCATGCTACTAAAATTGTATGCTCAACACAGCACAGCGAAGATACAGACATTGCTACTGTACGTGCTAACGTAGAAAACATTATTAGAACTATCCTACCAGCAGAGTTAATTACAGCAGAAACAGAGTTCTTAATTAATCCAACTGGCAGATTTGTTATTGGCGGACCAGATGGTGATACTGGATTAACAGGACGTAAGATTATTGTAGATACCTACGGTGGTAGTTGCCCACACGGTGGCGGTGCGTTTAGTGGCAAGGATCCTACTAAAGTAGATCGTAGTGCTGCCTATATGGCTCGCTATCTAGCCAAAAACATTGTAGCCAGTGGTAAAGCTACACATGCTACAGTACAATTGGCCTATGCAATTGGTGTAGAACAACCAATGAGTGTTTATGTCGACAGCGATGGCAACAATAGTGAGCTAACTGCATGGATAATTAAGTATGTAGACTTAACTCCACGCGGTATTATTAATAGATTTAAACTATTCCGCCCTATTTACAGTAGTACTACTAACTATGGTCACTTTGGTAAAGATAATTTACCGTGGGAAGAGTTAGATTTATTTGAGGATCAATAATGGAAAAGAAGTTGTGGGATTCAATTACCAGCGATGTACTAAAATCACTACCTAATGCGGCCAAAGGATACGAGCAACGTATAAGTGTTCCTGAATTTACATTTTTAGGTGGTGCTAACCAACCAGACTTTGGTGACGTAACTATTTGGTTCTATGGCAATAATAAGACTATTGAATTAAAAAGTCTTAAACAATATCTATTCCAATATCGCGATACTAGACTTAGTTACGAACGTGCATTAGATGTAATGTATAAAGATCTTAAGACTGTTTATGAGCCAGATCGTATACGTATAGAAATTGATTATCGCCCTCGTGGCGGTATAAGTAGTAAACTAACAGTTGATTCAGACTGGGGTCATCTAGGTGGCTCTGATCAATATTGGCAACACCACAAGGATTAATAATATGGATTTCAAGAATCTATTTAAAACTAAAGCACAAAAAGAAGCAGAAGCTCGTGAACTAGCAGAAGCACAGGCAAAACTTGAAGCTGAAAACGCTCTAAAGAAAGCCGAGGCTAAATCTAAAAAAGAATCTAAGAAAGCTGAAGAAGCTGCTAAAAAGAATGACCCCAAAGCTCTAGCAACTGCGGCTGGTGAGCCGTGGGTAAATGTATTAGGTATTGAAGTAGACCCAGAAAATCCAGGCGCAGGTGCATTTGAATTGGATTGGAACGATGTCTTTGTAGCACGTTTAATTAAAAGTGGTTATCAAGGTAAAACAGATGCAGACGTAGTGGATAATTGGTTCCAAGATGTTTGCCGTCATGTAGTTATGGAAACATATCAACAAGAGCAAGCAGATCCAGATAAACGCAACAATGTACAACCAATACAACGTAAAGATATCGGCGGCGGCAAAGCAGAATTTAGTTAATATTGTAATCACATTAAATACTATGCAGGTACAATTTTTATGAAAGGTCATATTATGAAATTAATCTTAGCAGTATTATTATTAGGTAGTTGTATTACAGCAAATGCCAATCAAGCATTGGCACAGAAAAGTGGTTGTTTAGCTTGTCACGCAGTTGATAAAAAAATATTAGGTCCAGCGTATCGAGATGTTGCTGCCAAATATAAAGGTCAAGCTGACGCAGAGGCTAAACTTGTAGCCAAGGTTAAGAAAGGTGGTAGTGGAGTATGGGGTCCTATCCCAATGCCGCCAATGAGTCCACAGATCAAAGACGAGGATATTAAAACGCTCGTTAAATGGGTGTTAGCACAGTAATCCAATAAAAGGCATAGAAATATGCCTTTTCTCTTGACTTTATCATCAAACGAAAGTATAATTACTACATGAGATATCTATTAGTAGACACAGCAAATACATTTTTCCGTGCTAGACATAGCGCACATAGACAAAGCGATACTTGGGATAAGTTAGGCTTTGCTATACACGTTACACTGGCATCAATCAATAAAGCATGGCGCGATCAACGTGCTGATCATGTTATTATCTGCTTAGAAGGACGTAGCTGGCGCAAAGACTTTTATACTCCGTATAAAGCCAATCGTGCAGTAGCACGTGCTGCCCTTACTGAAAAAGAACAAGAAGAAGATCAGTTGTTCTGGGAAGCCTTTGATGCACTTAAAGTATTCATTAATGAGCGTACAAACTGCACTGTATTACAGCACGGTGAACTAGAAGCTGACGATCTTATTGCAGGCTTTATACAAGCACATCCACAAGATCATCACACTATTATCAGCAGTGATACTGACTTTTATCAATTACTAGCAGAAAACGTTAATCAATATAACGGCATTGCAGATGAATTACATACCATCACTGGTATATTTGATAAAAAAGGCAAGCCTGTCTTAGACAAAAAGACTAAAGAGCCTAAGAAAATCCCAGACCCTAAGTTTATCTTGTTTGAAAAATGTATGCGTGGTGATCCTACAGATAATATCTTTAGTGCTTATCCTGGTGTACGCACTAAAGGCACTAAGAACAAAGTTGGGTTAGAAGAAGCGTTTGGCGATAAAGATCGTCAAGGTTATGCTTGGAATAATCTAATGTTACAACGCTGGACCGATCACAATGGTATCGAGCATCGTGTGTTAGATGACTATAATCGTAATGTACAACTAGTAGACTTAACAGCACAACCTGCAGATATCAAAGATAAGATCTTTGATTGTATTAAAGAGAATGCACAGCTTAAAACACGAGGCAACGTTGGGGCATACTTTCTTAAATTCTGTGGTAAGTACGACCTAGTTAAATTAAGTGATAATGCACAGCATATGAGCGAATGGATGCGAGCACCATATCCAGAACAATAAACTACAATGTTTAATCTAAAAACGGTTGACATTTTGGTTAACTTCATGTATAATAGCACTTATCAAAATTAAGAAAGACAACTATTATGGTTTATCATTGTTTAAATTGTGGTGCTGATTTACCATCTGGAGATCGGATGCATATTTGCCCTGCTTGTCGACAAATTGCTGCTATAAACAAAGCTAGTGATACTGCCTCCTCAAGCAGAGGAGGTGGTGGCTATTCTTCATCAGGTAGTAGCAGTCGTAGCTATTCTTCTTCAGGTGATTTTAGCGATATGAGTGCTTGGTTTATCTTATCAGCATTTCTTATATTTGATGCGTATCATCATTTTGCTATTTTAAAGTTTGTTTGGTTTATGGCTAAAGTTAGTGTGTATTTGTTTTGTTTAGGTTTCTTTTGGGCATCACCTGCAAGTTTTGGCATTGGATCATAATTGATAGATAAAAATCAGAAGTTTTTGGCATTAGATTTAGAACTTAACCAACCGAGTGGTAAGATCATTCAGGTTGGCATAGCCATTGGTAAAGCAGATGATCGCTTTGAAAACTATTTTACTAAGAAATGGTATATAAATCCAAACGAACCAATTGACCAATTTATTATTGACCTAACAGGTATTACAGATAGCGATATTAGTGCTAACTGTGTTAGCCACGAAACTGTGGCCAGAGAGTTAGGCGCACTGATCAAAGAACACAACTGTTTTGTCAATCCTGTTACTTGGGGCGGTGGCGATAGCGTAGAACTACTAGCAGAGTTTAGTAAGCAGTGCGTAGACTTTCCGCATTTTGGTCGTCGATGGATTGATACTAAAACATTCTACACTCTACTGATGTTTGCCAAAGGAAAGAAGCCAAGTGGTGGGTTAGCTAGTGCTATGGGCTACTTCAAATTACACTTCAAAGGTGATGCACACAGAGCAGACGTCGATGCGGCCAATACCCTAGCATTGTTTTTTAAGCTAATTGATCGCCAACGAAAAATGGAACATCTAGCCGAAGATGCAAAAAGTATTTAAAATTTTAGTTTTGCTACTGTCTATTAGTTTAATGGGTTGTGCTACTCCGGAAATAACCAAACTCAGCGAACAAGACTATAAAGTCGTAGGTAAACTTCATAAAGAAGAATACGATGAAATAATCACCATAGTCAAGCAACACCCTGGCCAACCGTTGAATTTTTATGTTACATCGATTGGCGGCACTAGTGAAGATTTGTTAGATGCTATGGACACTGTACATGCGCACGGTTTGGTCAATTGGTATGCTGTGGACTACTGCGACAGTGCCTGTGCTATTATGGCCTTGGCTACACATCATGCCTACGGTGAGTTTAAACTACATTCATTTTATTCTCGTAGTCATCACCAAGTACTTGCGGCACCCACGTACAACGAACGTATATTAAAAAAATTAAACTCATATGGATATGATACTGATCGTATACATCATATGTTTGACAGTGTAGAACATTTATGGCCAATAATTATTGAAGATGGTAAAATAATTAATTGACTTTACAGAAAAACCTAAATATAATAGTAAAATAGACAAGGAAAAAACATGGCACACGTAATTGATAAAACATTTGAATTCTGTTATGGACACAGAGTACACACACAAAAACTAAATGGTGAATATGCGGCAGACTTAAAGTGTGCCTGTCGTCATCTACATGGACACGAAGGTAAGATGCAGGTGTTCTTAAAAAGTCCAACTGGCCAGTTAGATCCAACTGGCATGGTCACAGACTTCCGTCATTTGGAATGGTTAAAGAAATGGATTAATGAATATATTGATCATCAGTTTATGCTAGATGTCAATGATCCGTTATTTGGGCAATTAATTGGCCCTCGCACAATGATTCCAGTATACATTCCAGAAACAGATCAGTACGCTGGTAGCATTTTGGATTTAACTGACTTAGAACCAAACACTCCAGAATATGAATACTTCGAAGGTTTCTTTATTGTGGACTTTGTTCCTACTAGTGAAAACTTATCGAGCTGGATGGCAGAGTTAGTTGATGCTAAGATGAAAAAATTAAATGTAACAGTGGATCGTATTGACTGGTGGGAAACTCCTAAGTCACGCAGTACGTTTATCAAAGGCTAATTGTGAACGAGCGATTTAAACAACTTGCTGAGCAGGCTGGTATGACACGTATTCTAGATGAACATGCTCACGAATATGGAAACGGTATGTTAGAGAATACTCAATATCCAGAGTTGGGAAAGTTTGCTGAGTTGATTGTTCAAGATTGCATCGACATTCTTAGCCCATATACTGTGAACATGAATCGCATAGGCGAAGAGTACTTGCATCCTATTCAAGAGATTAAGAAAAATTTTGGAGTTAAACTATGACCCTAACAGTTTTTATTCTACTAGCATTATTTGGCATTAAGCATTTTATTGCTGATTTTGTTATGCAGTATGACTACATGCTCAGAGAGAAGGGTATCTATGGTGCAGAAGGCGGTATTCATCATTCAGCTGTGCATGCAGCATGGACGTTCTTAATTCTTGTGTTCTTTTGCCATAGTGCCAATGATGTTATTGTACTTGCTTTGGTAGATGGTATTATACACTACCACGTTGACTGGGCGAAACAACAACTAAATCGAGGTTTAACCTCAGCAGATCGTATGTTTTGGGTTTGGATGGGTGCCGATCAAGCTCTACACTATTTAACTTATATAGGAATCATTACCTATGCCGCAACAACTTGATAAAAAAGAATGTAAATTACACACATCCTGCCAGGATGCAGACACCTGTGGAGGGCCTATTGCCATGTTATTAGCTAAATCAATTATTAAGAATAAATGTTGGATTGTTGAACAAAACGGAGCCAAGATTGGTACTATTATGACTAATCCAAGTGGAGTAGTTTATCAACATGATCAACAGCGTGAACAGTTTAAAAATCTTAAACTTCTCAGTGATCGCTATAACATTATAGTTGAAAAAACAGCACCTAAAAAAGTAATTAGTCAAGCACACGAAGTCTACGGATATCCCTGTGAACACAAACCGCATAATGTTCTTTGGGATCTTAAGCATAAGTTACCAATCTTCACTAAGAGCCCAAAAAGTAAGAGTTTCTTTAGTGCAGGATATTACATTGTTAAATTTAACAACGGCTGGGTTAAGAGTTATTGCCCCAAGCTGATCACGCTTAATAGATACCCTTACGCAGGTCCTTACGATACATTTGAAGAAATGCAAGAGCGTTTACGCATTGCCAACGGAGCACTACATGGAACAACAATTAAGCCTGCATCTGAGGAAATTTAACGATCGTGTTAAGGTTTTAAATCAAACCAATAGTCGTGAGTTAGTATTAACAGCAGGCGAAGCACGTCAACTACAAGCTGACATCTTTGATCTATTAACGCAAATTCAGGCACTTACAGAAGTTAAGTCAACAGAGCCCGAAGTTATTGCAGTTCAGGTAAAAGGTGCTGGTTTTTAATGTCTAGCAAGGTATTGGTTGTAGTATACGATCAAGACTTACCACAATTTGAATTAATGACCTACTGCTTAAATAAAAATTGGCAAGGGATCAAACATATCACGATAGTATATCAAGGTAATATATTGCCTGAGGTATCGACTATTAGTCAGGTAAATTTTACGCAAGAGTGGCAAGTAGATTTAGTTCCGTGTCTGCCTTATAAACAGTTTAGTGGTAACGATCTACAGCAACTAGATAAAATTTTTCAGAGTATCGACGAGTCTGTTCAAGATGTAATAGTATTTGATTGCAAAGATTTCTTATTAAAACCAATCGATGAAAGTTATTTTAAAAATAACAGCCATTATCGAATTACCAAAATATCAGATCAATTTGACGAGTTTTACCTCGATGTACATACAGCAATGGGCACTACTAAATCTAAAATTAATGCAATTTTGAATATAACCCCGTGGATATGGAACGTAGAACAATTAAAAAAATATTGGGAGTATGTTGTTGGCAAATATCCCAATGATTTATCTGCATGGACTAAATTTTATCCATGTAGCGAAATAGCCAGTTATTATTACTACACGCAGGAGATAGATCAAACGCCTGTGGTAAAATTCGATGACAATATGTTTATGCCCACTGGTGGTATATGGGATCATGATGCCCTAACAGATATTTTGCAAGTTGTTGAAAATTTTGATCAATACGAATCTGCCGTATGGAAACACCATAGAAGAATAACTGATATAGATAAGACTGCTATAACAGCTATGCAATTACAAAAATACAGTATTCCATTGGAAATAATTAACAAATGGGTAGAAAATAAACATAATCTACGTAGTTAATTGGCATAAATATACTTGGAGAACGATATATTATGTCAAGACCTAAACCAACGGTTCTATTAGAACACGTAAACAAAAGTAATTATAAGAGTGATCAGATTCTTAACTCTGAAGGCATCTGGGCGGTGTTCTACGACCATCAACCCATTAACCTTAAAACACAGAACATGCTAGTAGCCTATCCTGGACCTAAATACAAAAAAGTATCATTTAGTAACCCCGGGCATGCTATTAATCTTGCCAAAAAACTCAATGTCTTATTTAAAAGCGATAAGTTCAGCGTAGTACTACTTAAAGCTGGCGATCAGATCTATCCCTAATTATGGTACGTAGTCCAGACAGTCCACAAACCGTTTGGCAGGCAAAGTTCCAAGAATATCCCCTAGTACCGTTTGATACCCATAAATTTAAGCGTGCCTTACGATACTATGATTTAACCAGCACACAGTTCTGGTGGCACAATCCGGTTAACCCAAACAGTCTTAGATTAACAGCAGGCGCATGGACTATTCTTAAAACCTGCAAAGTTATACAGCATTGGAAATTCAAACTGCCCAAAGGGCTACTGCCGCGTACCTACTTACAATTAGAAAAGCACTTTTCTAGTCCTTACTATATCCCTAGTGTTGATACTATTGTGGTCTTCGATGACCGTGACAGTATGATGCTGGCCTTACACGGCAGTGACCTACAACAATACTTAGATAATCACGATAGCCACGCATAAACCACTTGACTTTTGGTTGAAATGACTGTATAATGCTATACATC